GAAGGCTGTGCGCTCGGAAGCGGTGCCCATGCCTTGAATTGTATCCGCAATGATACCAAGCTGCTTTTCTGGAGACGACCCGACGAACTGTTCGAGGTTGACGCCAGCCTGTTTGAGAGACTTCGCGGCCTCATCGCTACCGTCAGCGAGTTGCTGCGTCATCTGACTCATATGTCGGAAGGCGGTAGTCACCACTTCGGCCGACGACCCAGTATCACCAGCTGCGTCTCTGAATGCGACCAACGACTCAGTATCGACACCCAGTCGGTCGCTGAGTCGCGACACCTCTTCGACCCGGTTCATCGCTTCGACTACAGAATGGACTGCGCCAGCTACGGTCGCGAGACCGGCCGCCCAAGGCGCCAGCGCCCCAAGACCTTCCTTGAGACCTCCGGTCAGTTTGCCGACAGCGGTGTTCAGACCTCCGAGTGACTTGTTGGCCTCGGCCATTCCGGTCTTGAGTCCAGACACGTCAGCGCTGATCTTGACCAGCATCTCATCGATGACTTCACCACTCACTGGTTCAGCTTCTTTCTGAGCATTGCGAACTCCTCAGGTGTGACGGTGTCTTGCCGGTCTCTTCCTCCAAGTATCTTCCAATCATACAGCGCTACATACTCAACCATCGTCATTCGCCAAGCCTGCGTGGGAGACATATTGAACTCGCACACACAGGCTGATATCAGCCGCTCCCACTCAATCCGAGTAGGAGGAAGACGACAATCGTCCTCCTCCTCTACTCGTTTCCCTGGGCCGGTTCCTCGTCTTCGTACTTACCTGTGGCCGCAATGTATATGAACTTGATGCACGGCGTCTCGAACCTAGATGACCCCGCGCGCATGATAGCGTTGCCGACTTCCTTGAGCGTCATCTTGCAATCGGGGTCAGCGCCCATCATTCCGTGCCAGACGATACGAGTCAGGTTCAGTAGGTTCACAACGGTCTGGTCCACCGCCTTTGCCTTGCCCTCTTCGTCGCGTATGAACGACCGGTTTGCGAACTCCAGGAGGCTCATTCCAAACGCAGCCTCCAGCTTCACCATCCATTCCCATTCAGGGCGCAGAAGGACAACCATCGGCTTCTTGGCCGTGCCGATGTCGATTTCCATTTCGCCTTTGTACTTATTCACCATGGTAGTCTCGTCAAGTGGGGTGTGGGGTTGTTGACAGGATTACGGCGTGATTACAGGCACGCCGCTGGACGCCAGTTTGATGCTGTACGTCAGCTCGTTCTTGTGACCGCCAGCGCGATTCATCGATTGGAGTTGGAAAGCCCCCACGACGGTATCACCTTTGGCCGAGATCAGCTTGAAGTTCTTAATGAGACCACGGAAGTTCATCATGTTCGTGACAGTTGCGCCGTCAGTGAACACACCAGTCGCGCTGATGTCCATAGAATGGACGCCCTTGGTCAACAACTCGCGCCAAGGATTTCCGGACGCGTCGAGTGTGGCGGTTTTATCCGTCACGTCGATCGCTTCCGTGTTGTGGTCTTCGGTATTGTCGCGCATACCGGCGACGGTGGTGAAGACCTCAGGCGTAGCGCCGTCACCGAGCTGGAGCAGGAATGTGAGACCGTTGAACTTGGCCATGACAGAGAATCCTTATTGGATAGAGAGGAGGAAGGGAGACCGTTGGCGATACCGACTATCAGGGTCCAGCGTTCTTGGTGAGGCGCTGAACTTGAGCGGTCACGGTTGTCGTAGCGCTGTAGTTGACGGTGACCTGCCCGAGCGTGTTGTTGTACACGTTCGGAGGGAAGGGACCGATCTTCTTGCGCACGCCAGCGGCAACCGCGACCACGCGACTGGCGACTGCTTGACCATCAACCAGCTGAGCGATCGGGAAGGTGACGTTGATGCTGGAACCGCTGCCATTCAGCACGTCCAGGAACTCTGCGCCAGTGTTGGGAAACGCATCTGACGAAGTGACAGCTGCGAGGGCGTCAGCAACGCCGTTTGCGACAACGTCGACAACAGTGAGAGTGGCCATGATTTGATCCTTTGATCAGGGGTTGGCGGAGGAAAGAATGAAGCGGAAGCGTTGAACGCCGTGCTGCGTACGGCCGTCCGGGTCGCGCATGACGGTTGAGTACTCCAAACGAGAAAGAACGACTTGACCGACTGAAAGCGGAATGGTCTTCTCGTGGATCAGATTGTAGAGAGCGTCCTGAAGTCTCAGCGTCTCCAATCGGCCGTTGTACTGCGACCAAGTGTGGATCGTGACGGTGACTTCGTGCCCGCTGTTCGACTTGTCACCGCCATCGTTCCAGGTGTCGTCGCCCAGCGTTATGTACGGGAATGCGGTGTCCTTGGGGACATCGTCGTACACGCGATCAGCGACCAGCGAAATGATAGTGACGTCGTTAGACATACGCGAGAACAGGTCGGACGTGAATGACGCTTGCATGGCTGTCGTAGTCATTGGTTGGCCTTGCGAGCGTTCTTCTCAGCGTCCTTGATCATCTGTTTGATCTTGGCTTTGTTCTTCTCGAACGCTGGAACGAGGAACGGTCTTGCGGCCATGTTCTTCGTACCGAACTCCAGGTCTGGGCCATACGGAGCTTTGAATCGCACAGTTGCAGACTTGCCGTCAGGATCCAGCGTAACGCTTCCACTCTTGACAAGATTGCCGGTGTCCGTAGCGGGCGCCTCTCCTGGAGCCGACGCCTGATGGACTCGCTTCAAGGCAGCATTCTTTCCAGGAAGATTGAAGTTGATCTTCTTGATGTCCCGCAGCTTGCCATACATGATACCAGTCTTTGGACCCTGCTGAATCGATCGAACTGCTTCACCATGAACCAGCAGCGCACCCAGCTTCAGTTGTTGTGACACAGCTTTGGCCACAGCGCGCTCAATTTTCGTCAGATTGCCCTTGAGCTTCTTGGTGGTCGTCACCGACATGGACAAACTCATATCGGCGTCCCTTGCGTCGACACGACCTCACGAACGATCACTTCCATCACCAGATTGCGCTCTTCAATATTGTCGACTGACACGATGTCGAATCGCCGGTCACCGAACTCAAGAGCCTTGAACGGTGTCACTTCGTTAAAGTACCGTATAGTGATCTTATGCGTGGCTTCAGGGCTTTCCTGGGAGCCGCGGCGCGGATCGCCTGCAGACAGCTGGCTGATCTTCCCATACATATCGGCGACTGGGTTAAGAGTGACCGGAAGCTGGCCGCCCGCCGCGTCCTTGGACGTGATCTTCTCCAACAGCACAAGATGATTGCGCAGATCGGCGGCGCACAGTTTCAGCTTGGGGTTCATGCTGGTGAATCCCGTACTTCGTACGCGGCGGCGATCTTATTGGCTCCACAGGCACATGCCGATTCTTGTGAACAGTCGCCACGGTTCGAGTAGGCCCAAGCTGCGAGCTGTTTGATAGCGAGCTTGATTGCCTCCGGTACAGAGCCGTTAACGTATCCGGCCTCGTATATGACCTTGAATGCCTCCACAGATCTCAATCCAATCGGCCACACAGCACCGTTACGAAGCACGAGTCTGGCCGGTCTGTCTGGACTGTTGGCTGAGAGTGTGTAGTTCGTCGAGGCAAAGACGGTACCTACGTCAGCGTCATCGAATGATGTCACACTGGTGATCGATGCGACCACAGGGAACGGCAGATCGAGATAGCGCTTCATCTTGTACATATCAGAGATGATGCCGTCTCGAGTACCTTCCCAGTCGTCGCGAGACGATTCGTTTGGTATCGCATCGACCATCATCGTAACGGTCCGTCGAACGATTGAGCGATTCAGCAGACGCTCCAGAACATCACGTGCAACCGTTGCAAGCGATGTCAGGTACGTGTCCTGTGACGCGTCATTGAGCAGCAGGTGAGCTCTCACCTCTGCGCCAGACACCGGTTCCGCACCAGTGTACACGAATGAGAACGTCTGCCGACCGTTCATTACTTATGCCGCCGACTCGTGTGAGGCGCCCCCGCTTCAGCTTTAGCCAAAGCCTCCGCTTCAGCACTTGCCTTGGCTTCGGCATCAGGGTCGACGACGACGCCGGCCTTGTCGTCTTCTACCGCCTTGATCAGCAGCGGATCGGCCGTCTCAAACTCGACAGGCCCTGGGCCGTACGTGACTACTCGAATGCCATCATGGGCAAATGCGTATGCGCGATTGAAATTGATGACCTTCATGAAGACGCCTTATGGAGTAGAGGTGTGAAGGGTCGGGTACAGTAAGACCTTCTCATCAGCGCAGTAGGACTACCCCACGTAATCGCACTGCGCTGATGAGCCGGTCAGACGACTTACGCCACCGGCATACGATGAGCGTGACCGGCTTCGATGAATCCCGCCATCAGCACGTTCGTGCCGCTGAGGTAGTCGGCCTTGATGCGCAAGAACCGCTTTGCGCCTTTGTAGCCGACTTTCTGGATCGTGTTGGTGACCAGATTGACAAATGCGCCGTCCAGGTCACCAGCGGCGACGTCGGTGTACACGGAATCGTCATCCGATTCCTGGGCGACCGGGATGACGAGACCAGCACCGGAAATGGCACCGGCCTGGGCGACGAACATCGCCGAGTCATAGTCACGACCGACATCGACGCCGGTGCCGTTGACGTCGGCGGTGATGGTTTGGGGGTGGAGAGAAGGAGAGACGAGCACGCGATCGCGGATGCTTCGGATCATGGGACATTCCTTGAGAGGGTGGTTGAGAGACTACCGTTGAGAAAGACCAACAGCCGGCTCGCCACGGTCAGATGAGCGAGCCGGCTTTGACGGTCATCGATCAATCAGGTCGAGAACTTGTAGATCTTGATCGCTTCGTGGTTCACCACGTCACCACCGACCCGCTTGGTCGTGTAGAACAGGATGAAGCCCTTGCTGGTGTACGGATCGCGCAGGATGCGGATGCCCGTACGATCGACGATCTGGTACCCTTCCTTGAAGTTGCCGAAGGCGATCGACAGGCTGTTGGTCGCCGGAACAGGCATGTCGGGAGCCTCGGTCACACCGAAGCCCAGGAGCGTGCCAGCCTGTCCGGCCGTCAGACCACCAGTGGGCTGGGTCGGAGACCACAGGTACTGGTTCTGGCTGTCCTTCAGCTTGCGCACAGCCGCCTGAGTCAGGCGATTCATCAGGAACTGCGCGCTGGCATTCCTGTAGTACCCCTTCAGCAGATACACGAGGTCGATCAGCGTATCGGCCACTGGCGCGCCGTTTGTACCACTGTTCTTCTGCTCGATCTGGGTCGGCAGCGTGGTGCCCGCCGGGTAGGTGAGGAAGCCGCGAGGCTTGTTCACACCGTCACCGTTGGTGAACGCGTCGTTCTCGACGCGGGCGAACTTGTCCGCCACTTTGCCCGACAGCCATTCCTCGGGATTGAAGTTCGCATCGTCCAGCAAGCGCTGGGTGACCTTGGGCATGGCGTACTGCTCGAACACCGGGATGCGCCACTTCTTCATGGTCGGGGTGCTGGTCTCAGGACGGCTCGACAATTCACCAACCCAACCGCTCGACGCCTCATCCAGATCGTAGTCACCTTCCAAGGCATCGGTGCTGATCGCCTGGACCGAAGCGATCTGACGCATCGGCGAGGTTTCGAAGATCTTCTGCACCGTGCGGCCGCTCATGTCGCTGGTGACCATGAAGCCACCATCAGGATCGCTGATGACCGACATGGCCTTCTTCTCGATGCGGAACGCCTGACCGTTGGTGTGCTCACCCTTCTTCATGAAATCGCGGAACATTGCCTTGACTTCGATCTCGTCGGCGTCCTGCTGCTCCTGGTTCGCCGAACCACCACCGGTGGCGGTACGATTCATCGCAGCGTGCAGCTTCTTGACTTCGTCGGCGCCCTTGTCGAGATCTTTGGCGATCTTGGCGATCTTCTCTTCGAGCTCAGAAGAGTTGGAACCCTTCTTCTCGAGGATCTTCAGACGCTCGTCGTTGGCCGACTTGTGCTCGTGCCAGGCCTTCTGGATGTTCTCCATCGTTTTGGCCATCTCGGTCATGAGAGTCGCCGTACCGGCGTCCTCTTTGACTTCGAGCTTGGTGTTGTGATCGATCTTGCGCGGAGTGCGCCGAGTAATGCGATTCATGTGACTACCCTTTCTTGAGAGAGTCGTTGAGTGAGCGGAGGGATGCTGCCAGCTTCTGAAGCGCCGCTTCGTCTACGGTCGAAGACTCGTCTCGAGGCTCGGCCAATAGAATCGTCATACGGCTGATGAATGCCTTCGATTCGCTGTTCGACAGACCTCTGTCCCGGAGGTACTTCTCAGCTTCACGAATCGAACCGAACTCGTTCTCGAGTGCTTTAACACTCTCGACGAGGGCGAGTGGATTGCAGCCTACAGAGACGATACTCGTCTCGTGTAGATCCAGATCGAGCAGATTGCGAACACTTGTTTTCGAATCTCTCGTCGACTTCACAGTCTTGTACCCGATCGAGAGACCCCCCTTTCCATTCTTCGTCTTCAGCATCTTGTAGGCACGATCAGCATTCGGGATGTTCTCACCGATCCACAGCTTGCCGTGAGCGTGCAAGCCTTTGCGGTCGATCGTCATGTCGAGCCATTCACCAATCGGTTCGTCGATCTTGTGGGACCACAACATCGCTGGGTACGTGCCCTGCGCTTTCATCTCGGTGAAAGTGCGATCAAACGCACCGGGCTGGATCACATCATTTGCACGATCGACATTACCAAACGTTGCAGCATAGCCTTTGAACTCGCCAGGACCCATACCAGCGTCGCTGGATTTGAATTCTGTGAGTGTAAAATCTTTATACTGTAAACTTGGTGTGTCCATGCTGTCATCCATATAGGATTATAGATTGTACGATCGGGCTACTTGGATTGCAACATTTCATTATTTGGTAGTAGAATATGTAACCACACAACGGCAGTTGATTGTCTCTTCTGGCGGACCAGTCGTGTCACCTGGAAACGACAGCTGCGCATCACCGACTTCGAACACATCGTCCATTTCGACGGTCTGACCGTCGGCCTCTGCATGCGATTCTCGAGTACGTTCGTCCTCAGCAGACACCCATGTTTTGTACAGCACGATGCCTTCGTCGACCAGCTCCTGAGCGGCCAACATCGTGCCTTCCATCATAGCCGAGTGAGTCTCTGTGCGAGCAATCGTTTGAGCACGAGCACGACCTATCGCACCGCCGGTCTTGTCCTCGATGCGCTGAGCGATCTCGTCCTCGTCGAGACCGTCAACTGCCCCCTTTGCTACGATGGCGGTGATCCGATCTCGAGTCGTCTCCGATACACCGAGTGCGAAGTCTTCGGCATTCCTATTCACGGCCTCTCGAATACGCCGATTCAGACGAGCCTCACCACTGCCTCCATCAAGACGTTTGAAAGACTTGACACCATCACGCTTGATCATAGCAACACCGGCTTCGATAGACTTCATTCTGAACTGCAAATACACCGCGTACAACCGCTCGCGGTGTGCTGCTATGACGGGATCGAGACCGCCGTGAACAATCTGCCTGGAGCTTCTGCCAACGATCTTGAGCTCAGCCCAGACGGCTGGCTTCATTGCTCGCTCTAACCGCATGCGAGCGGTCTCAATACGTTTCCAAGGGGTCATGCTTTGCCCAGGCTGTCGCGCACTTCGTTGAGTACGCCGGCCTTAGCTTGCTTGGCCAGCTCCTCCGCTTTGATCTTCTCAACCGCAGCTTCGTCAGGAGCGTCGGCCACTCGCTTACCGTAATTCACAGCCATGTCGAGAGCGGTCTTGAGTGTGCCGCTGCGTTTGGCTGCGAAGGCCGCAAGCGCCATAGCCAAGGCTCCTCCTCCGGATACCACGAGCGACCCGATGGGGCCCAGCGACACTCCTGCCGAGGTCACTGCGCCGTCTAGGAGGTTCCGGCCTAGTCGTACACGGGAAGCCTCCGCTTCAGCTTTCCCAGCCTGCAGAGTGGCCCTCCTGTTGAACCCAGGAACGTCTTCCAGCGCGGTATCGACGGTGTCCGGAATTGTCGTTGAGAAGAATGACAAACTGTCAAGCGTGTTCACGACCGGCCCGAGCGACAGAGAAGCGGTTGTCAGAAGCTGAGACGACGACTCCAACGACTGGTCAACCTTCGCCAGATCGTGATCGGGCTTGCGCAGTTCCTCCCGCGCGAGAACGATAGTGCGGTTGGCGGCATCGACGCTGACCTGCGCATAACGCGCTGAACGTGCTGAGTCTCCGCAGCCGGACAGAAAGAGAATGAACAGAGGAAGAACATACCTCATGACACGTACCCTTTCCTGAGCCAGAATGGAGCTGACCAAAAGGTCTCTTCGCCAGTTGCGAACGCAACCTGAATCTCAACAACCGCCTTCTGCTCCGTTAGACTTGACGTGTCGCTACCGACCATAGTCAACGCGACGCGTAACGCGGCGAAGTTGCAACCAGGATCCGAGCTTGCGATTGTTTTCTGTGGTGTGAGAAAGGCTGATCGATCGTACTTCACCAGCCGACCCTTCACCGACGACACGCCACTAGTCAGCACAACAGCGACACCGGCTCCATCAAGAGCGGGAAGGTCTACCAGAATAGGCACGCTGTCGCCAAGCGTATAGAAGTCCGATGCGTTCATACATTCGCTTTCAGTATGCGGTTGCCACAAGATGATTGAAGAACTCTTCCGCCTGCGTATCCTGGAACAAGCCGTCCGTAAGCCGGCCCCGTGCCTGACACAGCACCTGTAGCCGCATCAGTCATTGTCGCTGAATCACTAGCCGACGCTATCAGAACCATCGTCATCGCCACAGCGTCGCCAGGTGCGATCGAATCACTCACTGAGTTCGGCATCACGAGCGACAATGCACGCGCGTCACCCATAGCGGACGGGTCTGACACAGAGTTTGGAAACGTAGCCAACCCAGACGCACTGTCGACCGCAGAAACTGACTCGGATACAGCATTGGCCATCTGCTGTGAGTTTGATACTGACTCAGCGACAGCTACTGAATCGCTGACTGAGTCCGTGAAGGTCTGTCCGCTGCCGGAAACTAGATTGTCTGTCTCACTGTCAGCCAGCGCTACTGAATCAGACACCGAGTTGGGCATTGCCAATGACAATGTGCCCGCGTCTGCGACTGTGATTGAATCGGATACTGACACGATAATGAACGGAGTCTGCAGTCCGCGCAGCGGTAGACCGGCGACGCTTGACCGGCTGGAGAAGCCGGTGTCAAACGTTCCGGTCTGGTACACGACAGCTCGAATTGGCAGCCCGGATACACCAGAGCGCTGAGCTCCGCCATTATTGCATACGGCTGGCATCAGCTGACCCGGAGCCTAGCGTGACGCAGAACTCCAGCAGTGCCGTTGTGTACGATTTCCACCCTGATGATTCCGTCTTTCGTCGCTGCAAACGGAATCTGGCCGCTAAGAGTCTCGATCGTTGCGTTGCCAACGGTCATTGTAGCCAGCGTCACATCGTATATCGTGCCGCCGACTTCCTTGCAAGGCTTCAGCATTAGCGTTGGCTGCGACCCCGCATACGCAACGATATCTCCGAACGTGCCGTTGGACGATTTGCGGCAATCGACTGAGATAGTCGGTTGCTGCCCTGAATTGATCGCTATTTCATAGTTGACCGTGTCACCGCCGGCCGCAATAGCAGTCATCATCCACCAATTGTACGTGACGCCGCCGTCTGAATACGTGTTCACCAGATCACGTTGCTGGGTCTGACGTCTCTCAAACACGCGGTCATCACTAGCGGTTCCGCCAAACTGTACGATACCTATTCTGGAATCGCGGAACAAGTTGGCTTGCGATGCTACAGTAGTCGTAGAACCAAACGTGCATCCCCACCATGTGCAGGTCTCGACAACTGAGGACGCTACGATCTGAATGTCGCCGGTGCTATGTGTACTTACCGTTCCGGTCAGGCACGCATAATGCTCTGTACGAATATTGGTGCACCCATTGTATCGCCACCCAACAGGGCAGGCCGGGGTGACACCGGCTTGAACTGAACAGTCAACAAAACGGGTATCATAATTCTGACCGGTTCCGAACTCAACGTTTGCTGTCGTGTTCGCATAACAAGTGAATGTGAAGTCCGTGTTCGTATTACCAACAGAGAAATTAACTCCAAACGTCGTGTTGCGCCACGACGTGAATCCGACCTTCGTTGTTGGGTCTATATTGCCAGTCTGAATGCCGGTGAAGTCAAATCCAGCAGTATTATTACTGTGAGCTATGTTATTATTAAACGTCCCGAAGTCATTAGCTTCAGAAATAGAGAATCCGGTAGTCACGTTGCTAGTGCTTCGATTACCTGTGATTGTACCGCCAACGTCTCCAAAGGAGAATCCATTGGCCGCGCTTGACCTAATCGCCAGATTGTCGGTGATGACCGGAGTGCCACTACAAGCACCAATGTTGAAACAAGTGTTGCTGATCAGATAGAACACATTCTTGTCGAACGTGACGCTTGTATTTCCGGTGACCAGCATACCTATGGAGTTAGCAACACCATAGTCATGGAAGCTACAATTCTTGACGGAACACGATGTTGGAGACGTCTGTATCTCTATCCCTCTCTTATTGCTAGTATTTGACCCCATATTAAAGAACTCGGCTGAATCCCAATCCACGGTAGCGCCGTTTGTATTTGTGACGTACGCCTGCAACGACGTTGACGTGCCGTGAATGCGAATGTTCCTGGTGATGTTGGCGACTTCCCCCTGGTAGTTGAGGCTGCCAGTTGACGTGCCGCTATGCGCGTTCGTGAGCGCAGCAACGGATGCGGTGGTAGTCGATACGTCAGCCGATAGCGCCTTGGTCTCTGCCTGCGACGCGGTGGTCGTGGTCGATGCGAATGCTAGTGTGTCGCCTGACTTCCAGCCAGTCGGTGTCGCGCTGAGCGTGATCGATGTAGCAGCAGCTGCAGCGTCGGCAGCAAGCAATAGATGCGGAGTAACCAGCTTGCCGAACAACCTCAGGGTACCATGGTTCGTCATCCCGAAGTCAACGTTGGCCGCGTTTGTCCAGGATATTTCTGCGCTGGATGTTGAGTCGAGACGAGTTGTACTGTTACCGATCTCAACTCCTCCGCCTTCTGCGATAGCGAAAATGCCAGCCGACATCTTCAACCAATACGCTTTGCTTGCCGAGTTTTCCCAGGTCAGTTGCCCGCCAGCACATACGTCAAGAGATACAACTGTGTTGGTGTTTGTCACATTATCATACGTGACGACGTTTGCATTCGAAGTGCTGGCGCCAGTGAACTCCTTGGCCACGAAGACGGTATCGCCGCTTGTGGCGACTGCCTGAGTTGTAGTTGTACGAAGTCTGAAATACCAGTCAGACGCAGTGGCCGATCTGCCTACACTGACACTGGCTGACGTGCTGCTGATGACACCGATACGCAGCGTTGTTCCGACAGTGGTGAATGGAGACGATAACTTGATCAGCACGAACTCTTGGTTGACGCTGTTCGGCAGATCATTCGCGTTGATTTGCGTGGTGCGCTGGTCCGTTGTTCCGTCTGACAAGATCAGATCGAACGTACCGGTGGTCAGCAGTCTTTTCACGTTGATCAAAACGGCGTCGATTACCACACCAGTTCCCACGGTCTTGTTGGGGCCGTAGACCTTGGACGTGGTCGTGCTGGTAGTGCTAGCTGCCGACGTCTGGTTCAACGTGTCGCAAAGCGACCACAATGTAGACGAAGTCCAGTTTCCGGCACCGTTGTTGATCAGTACAGCCATGATATTACCAGTTCACAACGCCATCAGCAGAATCGAGACCTGGGTAGATACCCTCACCAAGATCTGTTACCTGACCAAAGTCCCCATACGCAATAAGATTCTCTTCATCCGAGCTCAGATTGCAGATCACAATGTATCGGAAGGTCAACGAGCCGCTCTGAGGCTGAATGAACGCGTCACCAAGAACAAGGCGCCACTTTCCGTCAGTGAAGTCTGACGATCCGAAATTGAGAGGGAATCCGTTGACTGTGTAACCGTTCTCAAACGGAATCTCTTCAATATCTGCGCGAACCTTAGCCTCAGGGCTAGGCGCAGTATTGCACAGCAGCACGGCCAGCTGGTCGTTGGGGAAGTTGTGCTTGGCGGCGCCCATGGCGGCGCCAAGGTCGTTGAAACGAGTCATAGTGAGAGTCATGTTTGACTCCTTTCCTGGAGGTGATGAATCAGGTCGCGGACAGAGTGATCGTGATCTGAAGCGTGTCGCCGCTGATCACCGAACGTGACGCAGCAAAATCGACAATGTTGTACAGCGTGCCGGACGTGCCGGTGTTGACGGTGGACGTACCGCAACCTGCGACAGTCGCCGAAGCATTGCAGCTGATGCTGATCTGCGCGCACGTGTTCGACCCTGCGGCAGTCGTGCCCCACGTAATTGTCGGACGATTGCCTGCGTACGGGGTGACTTCAGACCAGCCGGCGTGCGAGGCTAGCGTGTCACCAACGGCTACCGAGCCAGTGCCCTTGAGCAAGCAGAACCAAGCAGCGGTGTACGCGCTGCCCTTGAGGTACTTGTCAATGATGTCGGTCTTACCTGCGGTCGTGACGAGGTTATCAACCTCCTCCGACCACTTCAGGTCTCCGTCTTTGTCGTAGCACTTGACGGAGAAGTGAGCGCGAGGAGCTTTCATCGAGTCCTCTGCGTCTGAGTTCATAATCATTCCGGCCGAAGCAGAATCGCTGCAGCCGGTCTTGTCTTTGATGTTCATTTCATGTCCTTGTCGAGGGTGAGAATCTTGGGAGTATCGATCGTAGGCCTGCCACCAGGAGCACCAGGAGCACCAGGAGCACCACCGTTGGCAATAGCGTCGGCCTTAGCCTGAGCCTCAGCTCCTACATCATCGAGGAATACCATCGAGCTCGGTACCATAATCTTATCAGCCAACTCATCATCGAGCTCTTCATATCCAAGAGCATCACGCTTTTCGTTGGTCGTGAGAAACGAGGCATTCGATACCTTGTCCCACTTGTCCTTGCGTAACGGCTCCAAAGCTGGTACTTGATCTTCGTCGATCTTTAACAGCAGGTCCTCGCCGTAGGCAGGACACAGCCAACCGTTGTAGGCATCGACGAACAGCTCGAGCAGGGGTATGACGGTCTCCTGGAAGAACGCCAGACGAGCCTCCTGGTAATTGCTGTATGTATTATCGCCTGGAATACCGAGCAACTGAGGCGGTGCTCCGTATGCCTGAGCGATCTCACGCGCAGTATTGAATCGTCCTTGCAGCCAATCCATATCCTTCGGTGACAGACCCATCGATTCCCATCTGAGGCCGCCATCGATGATCATCGGTCTACCGGCGTTCTTGCCACCAGACATGTTCTGATCGATATCCTCTTTCAGCTGATCTCTCTGGGGCTTTGTCAGCTTGCCACCACCGAGCACGCCTTCCGGTTCGTACACGAAGGCACCAGACGGTGACGCACCGTTCTGCAGCAAGGACTTGCACCACTCAGATGACTCGTTATGAGTGTCGATCGACATACCAGCAGCCTCAGCCGGTGCCATGCCGTACCAATCATCGAGTGGGTGGAACGTCTTGACATGCAGAATCGGTCCTGCCATCGTGACAGGGTCGACTTTCCACGTTCTCTTGACGTCACCATCGTAGACATACTGATAGCCGGCGACGGTGCCGATATTGCTGGGCACCACGCGTACACGAGACGGTCTGTGACACCACAACTCACCGATCTCGCCTTCAGTACCGTTGCCAACACCTTCGATATAGCTGTTACCCGAGATCAGATAATAGTTGTACACCTTCTCAAAGAAAGCCGCACCGTGCTCCATCGGATTTGGACAACGCAACCGAGCCAGTAGAGGATGATTGTCGTCCTCGATCTCTTTGCCTCCTTGGTACAGACACAACGGCACTCTCGCCATCGATCGAGCAACCAATTGAATCACTCGGTAGCCAACAACGTTCAGCTGATACGTGCCCTTCGCTAAGCGGTCGTAATCGCGCTTGTTCCATGCAGCTTGCCCAAGATTCATAACGCGCATCATACGGCCAATGGTGGACGCCTTGGTCTCGAACAAGCTAGAGATGCGTGACAGGATCGACATTTAGACCTTCTTGTCACGGGCGGCCCACACGACCGCGTGATGCTTGCCAAAGGCCGCAGAATGCTCGTTGGAAGCGTTCAGGTGAGCCCTACCGACATCAGTTGTGTTGCCTCCATTATCCTCGGCCATCTTGCGATGAAACATCGATGCTTTCTCGTGAGCTGCCTTGGCGACTTTGTGATCGGCCACCGAGTTGGTCATACCGGCTCTGAGCGATGCCATGCTGGCTTCCTGTGAGGCCGACTGCGCAATCGCTGCGCGACCAGCCGCCATTGCTTCGGTGTGCATTCTCACTGCCTTCCCTGCCTCGTCGGAGGCTCTAGCAGCATGATTCTGCGGCGACCTAGCCGCTTCTTTCTCTGCTGCGTAGCGATTGAAATTCGCCGAGGCAGAGGCTAGCTTATCGACACTGCCGAGACCGGTAGCTGCACGCACTCCGGCGCGACCCCCTGCACCTCCGCCAGATGAAGCGAAGCGACCGAGCTCATCACGCTCCTGTTCCTTAACCTCAGCGGTCACTCCCTTGATCGATGATTTGGTTTCGTATGCCATGGGTTATCCTATCCGAGGATCTGAAACGTTTGCGACCGACATGAAGCCGACACTCGCGGCATCGATCTGGTCGTCGTGGTAGCCTTCCGGTGTCTTGACTAGCTTCTCGTCAACGAATGCCTGAGCCTCCTCCAAGAACACGCTATTCCATGCACCTCTCAACAGCGCAACATTACCGGCCTCTGCTTGAGACGATAGAGGCTTCGCTCGTACCCATTTGCTGAGAGTCGGTCTGTGTACCAGCACCTGATAACCTGCTAGCAGCCTGACGAGATTAGATGCATCCGAGATGCCCGCACTTCCCGGATCCTGCTGTATGACGATCTGAACTTCTGGTCCATCCTGGTCGGCGGTGTTGCGAACCGCCTGGTCGACGTGCATCGGCGATTGACGTATTCTGACTTCGTCAGCGATAATGAATCGCCCGTCAGGGCATCGACCGATCTTAACGCCGACGGTCCAGTCAGGATCAGGGGAGTTGATAGTCTTGATCGTACCAGCGCGATCCCATGATCGCACAAAGACGGTGCCTGCTGGAATCGCATCGACGATTCGAAACCACTCACGACGGAAGCACATACCCGCAGAAGGACGTACAGACCAGTTGCCACCAAGTAGACGCTGGCGGTCGACATACGTGAGAGAATTGAGCGTAGCTTCATAAGAGGGGTCGGCGGTTGTGAGTGCAGGATTGTCGGACAGCTTCGCAGCGATGAATGATACTGACTTGGCCCATCGTCCTACCTCGTAGCCTTCGCTTTCGATGAGTGCTTCTTTGGAGTCGCCCCAAACGATATCATCGCCTCGGCTAATGAACCATCGTAGCACCCCCGACCTCTCTGGTATTGCAAGGCCGGTGCTCTTGTCGAGCCACCATGCGATGAACTCTGCAACCCATGAATCGGGGTCAGGATTACATGTCGCTCGTACGTATGGGCTGACACCACAAGTCGATCGATTGCGTGAGAGCAAATAGAAGAATACGGCTCTACTGAAGTGCGTAACCTCGTCCCATCCGATGAAGGCATACTGAGACCCTTGGTATCGCAGCATGTCGCTATCATGCTGCATATGAGACATCTGAATCGTAGCACCTGACGACCACTTCCACATCAGCTTCGACTCAAGCGGTGTTCCTCCGACAAGAGGATAGATGCCCATCGATGTCGGCCACAGACCACCAGCATTCTTGATCTCTGGGAACGTCTTGCGGAAGATCACACCATCGAAGCCAGGGCGACCGACATTCCTAGCGGCCTCCATCAGCAAGGCATACGACTTGCCTCCGCCTGCGGCCCCTCCGTAGAACACGATGTCAGCGGCGCTCTGCATGAACATCGTTTGTGGACCAGGCTGACAGGTAATTACCTGCCGACCGTCGGCCAACGATTCAATGTCAGCACACAGAGCGGTGCTCATTGACGACCATTCGATGGGATGATGAGTACAGACCCTTTGTCCTGGTCACCCCCGCCCACAGTTTCCTCAGCGCTATCATTCATTGACTTAGGCATGAACGGTAGTGCAACGTGAGAAACAAAGCCGACAGGATCAGTATCGAACTGCTCTTGCATCGCCTGATAGAGCTTCTGTATGTTCGGTGTTCTGGCCAACATGGTATCAAGCACACCAAGAATAGCTCTACGACCTTGCGCACGCGTAAACACAGGGCGACCTGGAACTCCGGTCCTTGTGCCAGCAAGGATAGCCTCTGCTATCTCCTTTCGCATGGTCTG